ATGATATTGCATTCTCTACTTTACAAGTAGAATGGTTTAGTACGAAAATAAAACGAAGTGATTTGGTTTATGGTTCGGAGTTTGATGAAGATATACATTTCATACATAGGCCATTTTCTCCAAATTTAAAAGCTTATTTGTCGATTGATTGGGGTGGAACTGACCCATTTAGTGTTGGTGTTTGGCAATATTTCCCAGGTGGAGGAGAGCTTGGTTGGGTAAAGGTGGATGAAATATATAAATCTAATGTAATAAATCCAAAGATAATATCAATATGTAAGAAAAAAGAATGGTGGAATTATATTGAATCTGGAGTTGCTGACCCTTCAAGAGTGGATCTGAGAGGTGAATGGGCGGAAGCGGGTATTAAATTATTTCCAGCCTATAATGCAGTGGATGAAGGAGTCGAAGCATATAAAGGAGCTTTAAGTCCTGTTATAGGAAACCCGAAAGTTCATTATAATAGAGATAAATGCAAAAATAGTCTCAGAGAATTTTATTCTTATGCTACAAAAAATGATAAAATAGTAAAAGGGAATGATCATACAAAAGATGAGGAGAGATATTTTATTATGTGGAAAATAAAAGGTAAGGGTGGATCTTCTGTAAAGACATATTTTAATGATAGGGAGAATTAAATGGCAGATAAAACAAAACCAGGATTTGTAAAAGAAATAAAAAGACCGAAGGCAGGTCAAGTAGTTGCTTCAATTGGAGAAGAACTTGATATAACCGCAGGGACAATAACTAACCCGAATGATTTTTTTGGTAAATCTGATAATGATATTGTTCTGCAAACACGTGAAATGGATAATCTTAATCCTATTTTATATGGATTATTCCAAACGAGAAAATTATCATTACTGGCCTTGAAGCGAGAAATAATAGGAGAAGGTATTGAAGCTGATTTTGTTAGAGATAATTTTGCTAATATACCAAGTTTTCATAATAAACTTTCACAAATACTAAATGCAATAAAATGCGGTTTTTCAGTAACTGAAATAATATGGGATGAATGGGAAGGTAGCAAATGGGGTATATATAATTTATTGCCTAGATACCAGGGAAAATTTATATTTTCTCAATCATTAAATGCAAAAGTATTTGAAGATGAATTGAAGCTATTGACAAAAGATAATGCTGAAAATGGTATATCTGTCAATCCCTTTAAGTTTGCAGTGATAACTTACGACGAAGAATATGGCAATAGATATGGAAATGCTTTATATCAGAAGATATATTGGCCATGGTTTTATATAAAAAACGCAACCAAGCTATATGCTATTTATGTCGAGAGATTTGCAGCTCCATTGTTAAAATTTAGTTCTGAAAGTTCAATTGGAACTGAAGATAAAGCTGCTATTGACAATTTTATAAAAAATATAAAATCAGCAACAGGTATTCAACTACCGAATGGAATAGCTTTTGAATTGGTAAATGCAGCACAGGGCGGAGCTGATAGCTTTGAGAAATTCATCAATCAGAAAAAAGATGAAATAGCAATTGCAGTAGTAGGGCAGCCTTCCACTGTTCAAAGTGGTGGAACTGGGAGCTATGCAAGGGATAAGGTCCGGGAAAATATAACTAGAATAGACATTCTTGGTTCTGATATTAGAATGTGTGAAACATTTTTTAATGATAGGATTATAAAGCCGTTGGTAGATCTGAATTTTCCTAATGTAACTAAATATCCAAAGTGGCGAATAAATAAAGGAGTTATCGGTGATTCCAAAATAATGGCAGAGGTGGTTACGTCATTATGGAAGTTGAAGCTCCCGATGACTAAAAAATATGCGTATGAAACATTTGGAATTCCAATCCCTGAAAAAGATGATGATTTAATAGAATCATTCCAAGCTCCAATAGGAAAGCAATTCTCAGAGGTGGCGAGCGTGATAGATGAAATTAGTAAATTAGGTATATAAGGAGTGTTATGAAAAATAAAAAGAAAGAATTAAAAGTTATAGCAATAACTAAAACTTATGAAAATGGTAAGAATGTTATTGTGAATAGGTATGGTAGGATTATAGCTCAAGCAAATAATTGTTCACAAGAATTTTTGGATTATATAAAAAAAACTGAAACATGGGAAAAAGATATAACTGAATGAGAAATTTTATAGAGCGTGATATTGATAGAGTTTATAATAAAGCTTTGTTGGTATCTGTCTATTTGTATAATATTCAAACCAAAAAATGGTTTAAGGAACTTAAGAAATTAAAGTCTTATTCTGACTTTGTGAATCTATCACCATTTAAGAATAATGGTTTACAAAAACTATTACATAAATCTATGTTATTGAGTTATTTGTTGGGTGTTGATTCTATGCAAAAAGAGATTAAAGCTCAGGTTGACAAATATGATAAATCAAAGTTAGCTGAGAAAGTTCCACCTGTGAAAAAGGTATTTGAAGTTCAAACTGGATATGATGAGGCAATTAGGAACTTAAAAGCTAAAAACATTAAAACTCCAAGTGAGTTTAAAATGGCAGATTCCAATATCAAAGCAACCTCTTTTTCAGTTCAAAAAATAGAACGAATTAATGCTCTCGTGGCAGTTAAAGGTAGTTTAATTCGAGCAATTGATGATGGAATGGTTTTTAAAGATTGGAAAAACAATGAAATGAATTTCATATTTGCGAAGCATGGAATAACACCTTTAGCTTCACATCATTTAGAAACCGTATTCAGAACTAATCTTGGTAGTGTATATGAAATGGCAAGGAATGAAACGGCTATGAAAGACCCGAATGTTGGGGGTTGGGAACGGTTTGGAATAGGTGATTCAAGACAATCTGAGGTCTGTTCTTCTCTTGACGGAGCTAAATATGCAAAGGATGACCCTATATGGGAAAGCATAAGCCCTCTATCTCATTATGCTTGCAGATGTACAAAAATACCAGTTACTATGGGATATAGAAAAGCTAATAATGTTAAATGGGATAAAAAGCCTCCAAGTGATAAAACCCTTGATTTGATAGGAAAAGATTTTAGGAAACAGCCTAAAAATTTAAAGCAATATTCAAAAAAGATAGATAAAAGACTAAAGGAAGTTGAGAAAATAAATAATGAATTGAATAATAAAAAGTTAAAAAATAACGTTAAAAATAAAATTAAAAGTTGACATATGAAAAAAATTATACTATAAGGAGTGAATATGGATAATGTTAAATTTAAACAATTTTTAAAAGAAAAAGGGGCGGTAGAAAAAGATATTATTATTGCAAAAGTAACTGCCGGAGAATTAACCGAAAAAGAAATTGACGAGTTAGTAGAAACTTATGATCCCGAATTGCATGAAGCCCCAAACATTATTGGACATCATCCCAAAGATAACGAACCTGCTTATGGATGGGTAAAGAAATTATTTAAAAAGGGAAAGGATTTATATGAGAGGGTAACAGTGCTTCCCGAGTTAATAGAAATGGTAAATAAAGCTATGTTTAAGAAGCGAAGCATAGGCTGGTATGAGAAAGACAACCCTAATAATCCAACACCTGGTAAAATTTATTTGGCACATGTGGCATGGCTTGGAGCAGTGCCTCCAGCAATTAAAGGAATGCCGGATGTTACATTTTCAGGGAACTTTGATGATTTAAAAATTGTTGAATTTTCAGAAGAAAAAGAAAAAATTATTAAAAAGGAGAAATTGATGGAATTAACACAAGAGCAGCTTGACGCTTTGATTAAATTAAGAATTGATGAAGCTCAAGTTGAATTTAAAAAAGAGCATGATACAGAAATTAATACCTTATCAGAAAAAACAAAAGACTCAGAAATAGAAATTGAAACTCTAAATGAAACGGTTAAAACAAAAGAAAAAGAAATTACCGGTAAAGATAAGGAATTGCAGGTTTTTGCGGATCAGAATGCTGAACTTGAAGTTGGGAAGGTTTTAGATAGCGATTTGAAATTGAAAATTATACCTGCTAATAGAGAAATGGTAACTAAACAATTATTGAAATTCAAAAAACTCAGTGAGGAAGATTTTAATGATCAGGTTAAAATTTATAAAG